CAAATTCAGAAGTAAGTGTATTGATTACATTTGGAATAATAGGATAGAATTTTAATTCTAATGCAGATGCATCCTCTTTTGTTAGAGTATCAATTAAATCTGCATACTCATTATCCTCCTCAATTACGTAGTCTGTTCTATCTATAATACCCTTAGCCAGTTTGTAGTTTTTCATCAACCTTCTGGCATTTCTACGCACCATCTTTAGACCTTGCCATTCCAGCCAGTCTAAACACCAAGCAGCCCAATCCTTGTCTTTCTTGGATCTTGGTAAAAACTGAATGGGCTGATTAAGAGTACCCATTTTATTGTACTCTGTTTTTGCGCCAGCTTTGACCTGTAGGGCGTTATATATTTGCATATTATCTTAAATTTCTAAATGGTTGCTTAGGAACTCTCATTCCATCAAAGCCGGAACCCTTCCCGCCTATGTGACGGAAGGGGCTCCTAACTAATTTACTGAATTTATTGGAGTTATCCAACTTTTTTACATTAGAGGTTTCCTCATATCTTTTTCTATATCCCCTATTTGCTTGCTGAACTTTAGCAAATGCAACTAGTGCTGCAAAGCTAACTAATCTATCCACGTTTACCCCATCTCTATATGCCATCATTTCTTTCAAAAGCATAGGATCTGGAATCCTCTCAACACCATATGATGTCCTAACTATTGTACCATCAGCTTTAACATCTGCATCTAGTTCTTCTTTTAAAAATTCTATAGCATAACTAAGCATATGGCTCTTAAATAAAGTACCTGTGTTTCTCCAGCCATAGTCTTGGTAAACATTGGCATTTGCACCAATATCTTTAAGGAAAAGAATCTGTGATCTGGGTACAAGATACTTCTGTTTCTTCCTGTAAATCATGTAGTTAATAAACTGTGATATATTATTTTCTACAATAGTCCAGGCGTTGTACCATTCAATAATCATCTCAAGGCGCTCATGTGTTTTATTGATATCATCAAATCTCCCACACCAAGCCGCTACAATTTTATCTGGTTCTATATAAGTCTGTATCTCAGACCCATTATTCTTAGTAACTTCAACAGGTCTTTTATAAATATATATTGAGCATAGAGATTCTGAGGTAGTTGTTTTACCTTCTCCTACGGGGTCAACAGATGCATAATAGGTTCCAAACTCAGCATCCTTTTCAGGTCTTTCCCATACTACAAGGACACCGGTCTTATCCTCCGTATTCTTGGTTATGGGAAATTCCATAATGGGTAACTTATTAGTTAACTCTACAGCTATCTCACCCTTTGCATCTCTTGATATATCTAAAAATTCATACGGATATTCCTTCTCTTCAATCCTCTGCATCTGAGCGGTAATAAGGTGACCTGGGAATAAAGAAACAGTCCTGTAGTCAAATGCTTCTTTTACATTTCTAGGGTGCTGAGAAATACGAAGTTGGTATTCCTGCGGATCAAGTTCCCTTTTCCATTGTGCAAACTGCTCATCAAGTGCCTCTAGGGCTTCCTTAACCTGAGAGTTTCCATACTTATCTACATATGGTGGCATAGACCACTGCTCAGGAATAAATAATCCTGTTGTGCCAATAGTCCCTTTATCATCTATAAGATCAGAAAAGACAGCATATATATCATTAGCTTCGGGATGCATAATGAGCTTTTTCAATGGCTCACACTGACTAAGGTCACCGACAGAACCAGCAGCTATAAATGTACCTGTGGTTATCATACCAGATCTAAGAGCAGGTCTTAGATATTCATAGGTCTGATTCATTCTAGGAGCAATACCAGCTTCTTCATGAAAGAAGTACTTGGTAGGACCACCCACACCCGTAGTAGGGCTTTTCTCAAAAGACATTGCCTGAATTACGCCCTTAAGACCTATCTCGGTTTTTCTTTTCTGCCCTCCTACAAAGTTTGCAATCTCAATCTTCTGTTGCCAGAACATTGTTTTGTTGGGGTTCATAGGTCTATACCAAGCAGTATGTTTATTTAAGAATGACTCATATTCATTCAAAAACTTCCAGCTACCCTTTTCATTAATATAGTCCTTGAGGCTAGCTCCCATTTTTAGAGTAACCCCTTCCTCAAACCAGATCTGATTTATGAGTTTAGCACAGTGAAAATAAGAACTAGCAATCTGACGTTTCTTTAGAATAGCACAGTGTTTATAGTCTAGCTCAGCCAGAATTTCATAGAGAGCCATGTGATACTGCGCATCTCTTACATCAGCAAATCCATACTTCTGTGTTTCCTTATTGAAGATAGGAAGAAAGTTCAACCACATGTAGTAGTCACGGGTAATGTACCAGGATTTAGTACCTGATTTATAAATCACACCCTTCCTGTTCTTCTCCTTTTCTGTATCCCAGTATTTTATAAAGTCTTTAGTTCCAGCTGGTGCTGTACAATAAATTCCGTTTTTATTAAACAGTCGTGCTTGTTCATTAAACAATTTCATATTGTCCAGGCTCTTTAAAGATTGATTTGCAGAAATCATAGAAGTCTCTCCTACTTTCAAAATCTGTGTAGCCCCATTCTCCATTTTCATAGGTAGGTATATGTTCGTAGATTTCAGTACTCATTTAGTAGCTTAAGTATTTCATTTAGAGCTTCATGTCTATGATTTTCTGTAAGAACAATCTTATTTACAAACTCTGATTTTTCTACTTTAGGGATCTCGTGTATAGCAGAATCATTCTTGTATTTTAAATCAATCTGTTGCACATCTCCGGTAAATATCATAATAGAATTTTTACCTAGTCTGCCTACACACATTTGAAGCTGAGCTTTAGTTAAGTTTTGAAACTCATCTACAATGCACACAGCATCCTCAAATGTTCTGCCCCGGAAATGACTAAGAGATACAAGTTCTATGGCCCCATCTTCTTCCATCTTGTTTAAGATATCGGGCTTATCATAGACCTTTCTCATATTAGACTTAATAGGTACCAACCAGGGTTCCATCTTTTCCTTTTCTGATCCTGGTAAGAACCCATTATCTTCAGTAGAGACAGTGGGTCTAGTTATAATTATCTTATTTACTCTTCTTTTAAAGTAAAGATCTAGTGCTATTTGTACGGCTACAAGTGTTTTACCGCTACCAGCAAAGCCTATCAAGAAGTTGTATGGTTTACTGATAATAAGCTCTTTAGCTTTCTTCTGTTCCTCTGATAGAGTAATTGAGAACTTGATGTCTCCTTTTGGAGGTGTCTTTTCAATGTTTGTCTTGCCCATACTATAAAGATAGCGGTTATCTCATATTCTCAAAGAACTTCTTTACTAAAAATCCAAGAAGGTAACTGTAGGCTTCATCAGTGTCTGCATTATGAGGCATACCAATTCTATCAAAGGTGTACATTACAGCATGTGATAACTCATGAACAAGAGTTGCCATATCACCATTGTCATCAAGATAGAACTGCTTAATCTTAATTCCTATCACTCCATTATCATAAAGAGCAGTAGTTGCTAAACTTGTAACCTTTATATTCATGAAAGGATCCATATACATCTGGAGAAGAGGACTTTCTAATGAAGGTACAATCCCATTTTCTACAAGAGCTATTACTATATCTTCATTATCCTGATTAACACTGACAAATACATCAGCATTATAAATATCTAGATTGATTGAAAAAAACTTTCCATTATAGCTGGTCGTAGGCAAGTCCTTGACCTCCTCTGACTTGACTTTTTTGTTCGTCTTGGAGGTCTTTGAAAGCACCCTTGTAGCTCTCGCGTATTTGTTGGTATTTTGCTGCTGCATTTACTAAAGAGTTAATGTTTCCATCACGGCCATGAGTTATTTCAGTTGTTTCCATATACCTACCAAGTCTATCAAGCATTTGCTTAATTCCTTTATAGGCTCTAGAGGTAGGAGTTTCATACATATCTGAACAAAACCTTAAAGCACCAGTTATATCAGGATCATCAGTAGAAAACTCAGCATCTATTTCTTGAAGTATAATTTCTTCTTTGTCTAATTCAGATACATTAAAAAAGGGATTAATATCAGGATTAGGACATGTCATATAAAACAAATACTGGTAGATCTTTAAATAGTCATCTGGATGATTATCCATTATTTTCTTTAAGGTCGCAAGAGTATAGCAGTGTTCTGTTGGTACAACTATGTTGTTTTGTATATCAAATAATCTTACAATCATTTTCTGTCTAAGCTTATATTTTTACAGAATCTTAGTTCCTTATTGCTTAATGTCCAGATTTCCCCATCATCCATAGCACAAGTAAATAAAAGGTCATGCTCCTGACTATAGTCAATTACAAGGAATGCATAACCTTCCATATCATCTGACACCCTTTTAATGGGAATCATTGGATTAAGCTGAAGCATCATTAAGATAGTTTATAATAGATATGACCTCTGTTTTTAAATAAGGTAGCTCATGTCTATCAATATTTTTTATAATAGGGTGTCCATCTAAATCAAGTCTGTGGATTTTATTGCCTTTGTTGTCAATGCCATCATCTTCAAATATCACATGGTCAAGCATTAGTTTCCCAGGTTTTAGTTTTGGGTTATGCTTTAAGATCATATATAAGTACAGACTAAGCTGAAGAGCATAATGATTATAGTTACAATCATCAAGATGAGATACTGGATGAAGCATCTTCTTAGATATTCCTTCCCAGTTCTTGTACGATTCCTTCTTAATTTCTTTGTTTGTCTTATAGTCATAAATATGTACCTTCCCATTTACAACCTCAACTCTATCTGATTGCCCACAAATACCTGCTGATTTTAGATACACAAAATGTTCTGGATAAACACCATCTTGAAGTTTCTGATTAGGTGCTGTTTTTAATCCATCAACTTCAAGAGA